ACGTGGATCGTGCTCTCGGCGTCCTGGAGTGGATGCGCTGGTGCAACGTCGCTCGCCTCCCCGAGCGTCTCACCAAGGCGGCCATCGCCCTCGCCCGCGGCGGAGATCAGGAGCTGGTCCACCGGCTCTATTGCCCGACCCGAAAGCCCAATCGGCAGAACACCGCCGAGATCAAGACGAGGACGGTCGGGTTCATCCTGACCGGCTTGAAGAAAGACATCGGCATCGTGCCGGCAGACGGCATCAGCTTCAAGGATATGCTCTCGTGAGACCTGCCTGGAATGACATCAAGCGGATCGACGACGCCGCACAAAACGTCGCCAAGTTCGTGTTCGACAACGGCACCGCGGTCGCGGAGTCGGTGCTCTACAAGTACCCGGACTACGCCACTCGCACCGTCATCTGCTGCTCGACGCAGTCCGGCTGCCCGGTTGGCTGCCGCTTCTGTGGCGCTGGCGACAACTTCGTCCGGTCGCTGACCGCCGACGAGATCATCGCCCAGGTCGAGCACTCGATCGAGCAGACCGGCATCCAGGCCTCAGAGATGAAGCGCCTGCAGATCATGTTCATGTCCATGGGCGAGCCGCTCCTGAACCTGAAGGGTCTGATCCCGGCGCTGCGGGAGCTCTATCGGCTGTATCCGAACGCCGCGCTGCTGATCTCCACATCTGCGCCGAACGTCAACTACGAACCCGTGCGGGAAATCTCGATGGAGATCCCGACGATCGGTCTCCAGTTCTCGGTCCACGAGACGACGGACGCCGCGCGTGACTTCCTGGTGCCATTCAAGAAGAAACTGACGCTGCAGCAGATCGCCCGCGAAGGTCACATCTGGCACGAGGTCACCGGCCGCAACCCGTTCTTCAACTACTGCGCCCACGACGGCAACTCCTCGGTCGAGGATGCCGATCGGCTGCGCGCCCTGTTCGATCCGCATGTCTGGAACGCGACCATCTCCGTGGTCTGCGAGCGCTCCGAAGGCATGCCGGCGACCAACGAGCACCAGCGTTCGCTGGCTTCGGACTTCAGCATCAAGATGGTCGAGCGCGGCTTCGATGTCCGCGTGTTCGATCCGGCCGGCCAGGACACGATCGGCGGCGGCTGCGGTCAACTCTGGTTCGTTCAGAAATGGATGCAGGACCACCCCGATCTCGCTCACCCGAGCATCGGTCGTGGCCTGCCAGTTGTCCACGCTCCGACTGCGCATGCCGCGTAGCTCGGACCTCACCGACGCCTACCTCAAATTCCAGGCGGCGAGACGGGTCCACGAGGCATGTCTCTGCCGGCTGGAGGCGTCCTTCATCGTCGGCTCCGCTGAACAAGTGGAGCTGTCGATCTCCGCACTCCTGGACTCGTCGCAGACGCTTGCCGATCGGCTGCGAGACCAGGTGTTCGCCCAGCTCCGTGACGAGGGGATCGATCCGATCACCCGGAGGCCAATGTGAGAGAGATCATCATCGACACCGAAACCACGGGCCTTGAGCGCAAGCTCGATCGCATCGTGGAAATCGGCTGCGTCGAGATCAACAACCTGCTGCCAACGGGCAAGACGTTCCACAAATACGTCAACCCGTTGCACCCGGTTCACAGGGATGCGTTCGCCGTCCACGGGCTCAGCAATGAGTTCCTGAAGACGAAGCCGACGTTCAGACGGGTCGTCAACCAGTTCCTCACCTTCATCGGTGATGCGCGGTTGGTGGCGCACAACGCACCCTTCGATCTCGGGATGATCAACGACGAACTGGATCGGCTCGATATGCAGCCGCTCCAGAACGAAATCGTCGACACGCTGGAGATGGCGAAGACGAAGCGTCCGGGCAAGCGAGCAACGCTCGATGCTCTGTGCTCCGCCTTCAACGTCGACACCAGCAAGCGAGACCTGCACGGCGCCCTGCTCGACGCGCAGCTGCTGAGCGAAGTCTACGTCGAACTGCGCGGCGGCCGACAGTACGGCCTCTCGCTGCTCGGCGAGGACGGTAACCCCGCCCACACCATCGACAACCTGCCGGCTGCGAGACAGCGACCGGTGCCACTGCCGCCGCGGCTCACCGATGAGGAGCGAGCCGCACACGCCGTCTTCGTCCAGACCCTGGGCGGAGAAATCATCTGGAACGAATACCGCTGAGGAGAACTGAGATGCAGTTTCTACGACGTACCCGCCACCTCGGAATGAGCGATGAAGCCCGTGCCGCCCGCATGACGTCTCTTGGCGGTTCGGACGCGCGGATCATCATGTCCGGCAACCAGCAAGCGATCGAGCAGCTCTGGCGCGAGAAGCGCGGCGAGCAGGAGCAGGAGGATATGTCCGAGATCCTGCTGGTCCAGCTCGGCAACGTGACCGAACACCTGAACGCTGACTGGTTCGAGTTCCAGACCGGCATGGTCGTGACCAACGAGCAGGACAAGGTCTTCTACAAGGATTGGGACAAGGCTCACGCCACCCTCGATGGACTCGTGCGTCAGACGCTCGAAGGCCCCGTCAAGGCGATGGTCGAGTTCAAGTTCATGTTCCCGTTCGGCTTCGACAAGCAAGCCGCCTTCGACAAGTACTACCCGCAGTGCCAGCACAACATGATGGTGATGGATCTGCCGGTCTCGTACCTGTCGATCATCACGGGCGCTGGCCAGTGGGTGTCGATGGAGGTCACGGCCGACATCTTCTACCAGGCCAAGATGCTCCAGGCCGAGCAGGACTTCTGGGACTGCGTCCAGACGGGCCGCACGCCCGGAAATCCTGTGGCGGAGGTCCCGCTGCTGGAGAAGATCCGCGTCGCCGACATGAGCCAGGACAACGCCTGGTGCGACCTCGCCCAGAAGATGGTCGAGACCAAGACCGTCGCTGAAGAGCACGAGAAGGCGAAGAAGGCGATCAAGGCGCTGATGCCTGGCGACGCCAAGATCGCCTCCGGCAAGGGCGTGACGATCTCCTACTCGAAGGATGGGAAGAAGCTCATCAACATCGACAAGGAGGCCGTCAAGCAGGCCGACAAGGACTCCGGCCGCCCGTTGCCCGAGCCCAAACCCAAAGCGACACGCTCCCGGAAGGCGGCGAACAGCAACGAGAAACCCGCAGAACCCGCGGCAGACGCCGCTTAATCACAGGAGAGAACCATGGCACGAAGCAATCCCAGGCTCGACAAGATCTACGACGTCTTCGAGAAGCACAAGGTCGACATCGACCGCGACGCGATCTGGGAAGTCCAGGGTACGCCTGTCGTCAAGCACAAGGACGTCGAGCGTCTCGGTGCCGCGATCGGCATCAAGTGGACGAAGCCCGAGATCCTGCGCGCCGAGCGTGACGAGGCGGTCATCCTCGTCATGGGTGAAGCCAACGGCAAGACCGAATGGTCGATCGGCGAGGCGTTGATCTCGCTCGAAGGCAAGCCCGGCGGCAACTACAAGGTCAAGGGCAAGATGGCGGCGTATCCGTACGCCATGGCGGAGAAGCGGGCGAAGGATCGCGTGATCCTGAAGATCGCCGATCTGCATGGTGACGCCTACTCGTCCGAGGAAGCCGACGATTTCAAGGAAGAGTCGGGTAACAGCCGCAACGACGACCGCCGCGATGACCGTCGCGACATCCGTCAGGATAGCCGTCCGGCGAACGACGACAAGGCTCCGGCTCGCGAGGCCACCGTTTCCAAGGAGGAAGGTCAGAAGATCGTGACCTTCTGGTCGGACAAGATCGCGAAGATCACCCGCACCAAGGAAGCGATGGAAATCGCGTCGAGCCAGGACTTCATCAAGGACATGAAAGTCCTGTCCTCGAACGGCGAGGCCTATGTGATGGGCAAGCTCAGCGACAAGTCGCAGGAGCTGAAGAAGGCGGCCCATGCCGGATAGGGCTGCGGCCTACATGGAGCTGGCTACCTTTGCGATTTCGATCGCCGAGGGGCCAGCCTCCTCCCTGCGGCAGTGGTGGGCGGACGAACGCGCCCACCGCGAGGACTACGGCCTCAGCCAGGATCAGATCGACACGCTCGTCGAGGCCTGCCGGGTGAAGGTCAAGTCCTGGGGCAGCGAGGAGAGACCGAGATCAGAACCCAAACCGAGATCAACCAACCAGCGTGCCCGTCAGGGATCGCTGATCTGAGGCGTCATGAAGAGAACTGATACATGAGCGCGAGCAACAAATCGAAGAACAAGTGGATCATGCTCCGCAAGGTCGAAGGTCGCATGGTCCCGCATGCTCGATACGATGCGGAGATGCTTGAAGCGATCCCGGAGAACGTTCCTGTGCGGGCTCAGTTCGCACAGCCTCGTAGCGGCCCCAGGCACCGCCTCTATCGGGTGCTGATCCGCATCGTCGCCAACAACACCGATCTGTTCGCGCACGAAGATGCACTGCACGACACGCTGCTGCTCGCCAATGGCGTGGTGCGCCCGGTCATGACCACCGCTGGCGAGATCATCATGATGCCCTCCTCCACCGCGTACGACGCGATGGGCGAGGACGAGTTCAAAGCCTACTTCGACGCCGCGCTCGAAACGATCCAGACGCACATCATCCCGGGTATCGATCTGGATGCGCTGCTGAAGGAAGCCCGGCAACAATCGAATTACAAGGACGCCGCCAACGACAACGACGAGCGGCCGAAAGAAGAGGTGGCGTGATGGAACTGTTGAAGAAGCTTTCGAACCTGATCAGCGGCCTCGGCAAGAACGAGAAACCGCAAATGCCGGAGTGGTTCGGCTCCTACCTCGACGAGGACGGGATGGTCGCCGACGTGGTCAGGCGCGTGAGCGATGACCAGATCGCGCTGAACCGCTGGCTCGATCCGTGGAGCTGGAAGTTCCCGTACACCCTGAAGCCTGGCGTGCTCAACCCGCCGGAGCATGCCGGCTGCCTGATCCACGCGGGCCGCGGCATCCGCAACTTCTACGGTCTCTGGCACGCGGACAATCCGCACACCGGGGTCGGCGAGTACGAGGTCACGGACGGCATCGTCACCGATCCGCGCCACCCGGACAACTTCTCCCAGCGCGTCGTCGAGCGGGCTAAGGCTGAGCTGGCTCGGCTCTTCCCGGAGTTCATCGTGGCATGAACGCTGACGTCCTCGCGAAGCAGTGCGTAGAGAACATCAACTTCTACACGCTCAACAAGATGCCAGCTGACGAAGCCGGCATCCTGCTCACCACGCCCAAGGGCTGGAAGGCTCCTCCGCGGTTTCCGCGGGGAAGGCTCAACATCGTCAAGGAAGACGGCACCAGGGTCTGGCACTTCAACGCAATGCGGCTGCTGGCCTACCTGGTCGGCAACAAACTCACCACCCTCAAGATCGAGATGAAGGCACCACCGAAAATGATTGGGAAAAACTGACAATGAACCCGAAGCTGCTACCCGCCGCAGATGACCTCGGCGGCAACATTTCCAGAATCGTCGAGGAGTCCGGTGAGGTTCTCCAGGCGATCGGCAAGATCGAGAGATTTGGTCTCGACAGCTACCACCCTCGCAAGGGCGGGCTGAACAACGCCGCGCACATGCTGAGCGAGCTGGCCGACCTACGCCACGCCATCTCTGTCACCGAATCGCTGCTGACCGATCACGCGAAGGCCGTGGTGCTGAGCGACGGCGTCTACCGCCACGACTTCGTCTGGACCGACACGCTGATCACCACCAAGGAGCTGCGCGAGCTGGTCGGCGACGAGGACTACGACAACGACGACGACTTCAACGACGCCCACACCTGCATCCCGGTCTGCGCCGGCCAGTGGCACCGCGAGGGGCTGGAGTGGCGCTTTTACGTCGACCCAGAGCTGGACTGATGCGCACCCCTCGTTTGTCGAGAGCCCAGCTCCGCCTGATGGACGCATGGGTTCCGACCCAGAAGCATTGGATGGAGAAGGCCGGCTGGTTCATCGGCGTCACCGCGACTACCAAGCGCGAGCAGCGCAGCCTCGACGCACTGAACCGCAAGGGTTTCATCAGCTGGGACGGCGAGTTCACCAAGGAAGGCCTGGCAGCCTACGAGAGGAAAATTTCTCGTCTTCGTGCTTGACTGTTTGCTTGAATGCAAATACCAAAAGCAAATGGATGCCACCCTCCCTCTCGCACCTCCGACCGGGTTCAGAAAAGCGATCCCGGTCTTGGTGAAGCTCAAGGTGGTTATCCGGCAGGACAGCAAATGCGCGACCTGCGGTGAACGCCTGGGCAAGCTCGAAGACGCCGAGTTCGATCATATCCCCGCAGTGCAGCTGCGCTGCTGGGATCCAGAGGCGAAGGACACTGTGCCGCCGTCCAACGACGAGGAGCACATCTTCGCCAAGCACGTCGACTGCCACGCAGCCAAGACCTTCGGGTCGAAGGCATCGAAGCGAGGTGCCGACGTGACGGAGATCGCGCGGACAAAGCGCATAGCCAAGGACACCGAAGAGTTCAGACGCCGCATGCTGGCGAAGGGCGACCCCGATGCGGTGGTCGAACCTCCCAGCATGCGGCCCAAGCGGGCGTGGCCGAAGAGGTCATTCTCGAAGAGGGAAAAACATGAAGGCACACGTTCGAGAGATCAAGAAGGAGGCGCAGCAGCTGAAGGATGATGGCGAGATAGACGAGTTCTACCTCGACCAAAACAGAAGACACTACGTGGTCCACTTCCGAGTCCGGACATCGTGGGCCCAGGTGCCTTTCGCATCATCACCGCGCACCCCGTACGTTTCCAACTTCACCCGACAGCAGATCCGACGCCGCATTCGTTCTCTGCCGTGACGTTTGTTTGAATGCAAAAGGAGCACCGATGTTCACTTCCGACGCCATCTTGAGCGGCCTGATGAAGGCCTTCGCCTTCCTGGCCAGACCGAAGCCTGGTCCCAAGGTCAAGTTCACCTACCGCACCGCCGGCACGGCTGTGCATGCCCGTCGCCGCCTGCGCCCGTCCGAGAACGTCGCTGTCAACCAGCTCGTCTCCGACCTGGCGATCCTCGATCCGAACAACACGGACCACGACGCGAAGATCAAGGAGACGATCAACGCGCTCGGCAAGCTGCCGGTGAAGTTCGTCCCGATCAAGCGCGAGACCCGCATCCAGACCGCCAAGGTCTACCCGTACCGCTCCACCAAGCGCGGCGCCTGAGCACGAGAACGAGAAACAGTAGCTTATGAGAATCGACCGACTTTTCACAGCTGGCATCAACTCGCCCTACGACAACATCAAGTTCAAGAAGGCCACCAGCGAGATCAAGAACCCGGACGGCTCGGTTGTTTTCCGCATGGAGAACATCGAGGTGCCGGCGCATTGGTCGCAGGTTGCCATCGACGTGCTCGCGCAGAAGTACTTCCGCAAGGCCGGCGTCCCCGACCAGGTCAGCAAGGTAATCGAATCCGGCGTGCCGCATTGGCTCCAACGCTCGGTGCCGTATGCCGGCAACGGCGACCCGGACACGCGCTCTGCGTTCATGGGCTCTGAGACCTCAGCCAAGCAGGTGTTCGACCGCCTTGCCGGTTGCTGGACCTATTGGGGCTGGAAGGGCGGCTACTTCGCTCCCGAGGGCACCAAGAAGGGCGACGTCTTCAAGCTGCGCGATGCGGAGGCCAACGCTCTCGCGTTCTTCGACGAGATGCGCTTCATGCTGGCGCAGCAGATGTTCGCGCCCAACTCGCCGCAGTGGTTCAACACCGGTCTGCATTGGGCCTACGGCATCGACGGCCCGGCTCAGGGTCACTCCTACGTCGACGACGCGCTCTACCAGGCGCACCGGAACGACGACCGCTACCCCAACGTCATGGCGGTGGTGAAGTCGATGAGCGCCTACGAGCGCCCGCAGCCGCACGCCTGCTTCATCCAGGGTATCCAGGATGATCTCGTCGGTGATGGCGGCATCATGGACCTGTGGACCCGAGAGGCCCGCCTGTTCAAGTACGGCTCAGGCACCGGCTCCAACTTCTCCAGCCTGCGTGGCAAGGGCGAGAAGCTGTCCGGCGGCGGCCAGTCGTCCGGCGTGATGTCGTTCCTCAAGATCGGTGACCGGGCGGCCGGCGCCATCAAGTCGGGTGGCACGACGCGCCGCGCCGCCAAGATGGTGGTGCTCGACGTCGATCATCCGGATATCCAGGAGTACATCGGCTGGAAGGTCGAGGAGGAGAAGAAGGTTGCAGCGCTGGTGGCTGGTTCGAAGGCTGCCAAGAAGCACCTGAAGGCGATCCACGAGGCCTGGGGCGACGGCGAGAGCCGTCAGAGCGACAGCGTGAAGAAGGCGATCCGAGAGGCTCGCTCTGCCTTCCTGCCGGACAGCTACATCCAGCGCGTCCTGCAGCTCGCTGAAGAAGGTCAGGACTTCGACTTCCCGGAGTTCGATGTCGATTGGCAGTCCCCGGCTTACGAGACGGTGTCAGGCCAGAACTCGAACAACACGGTGTCGGTGACCGACGAGTTCCTGAAGCGCGTCGAGACAGATGGCCTGTGGGGCCTGAAGGCTCGGACGTCCCCGACCATCGTGAAGACGGTCGAGGCGAAGGCGCTCTGGGATCAGATCTGCCGCGCCGCGTGGGAGTCGGCTGATCCGGGCCTGCACTTCAACACGACCATGAACGAATGGCACACCTGCCCGGCTGGTGGTCGCATCCGCGCCTCCAACCCGTGCTCGGAGTACATGTTCCTGGACGACACGGCGTGCAACCTGGCTTCGACCAACCTACTGAAGTTCTTCGGCCGGAACGTCCTGAAGAACGGTGGCCCGATGGAGTTCGACGGTCAGGCTTACGTCCACGCCTGCCGGCTGATCACCATCATGCTCGAAATCTCGGTGGCGATGGCGCAGTTCCCGTCCAAGGAAATCGCGCTGCTCTCCTACGAGTACCGCACCCTCGGCCTCGGCTTCGCCAACCTCGGCGGCCTGCTGATGGCGATGGGTCTGCCGTACGACTCCCGCGAAGGTCGGGCGATGGCTGCCGCCATCTCCGCGATCATGACGGGCGTGGCCTACCGCACCTCCGCCGAGATGGCGCGGGAGCTGGGTCCGTTCGTCAAGTTCGAGGAGAACAAGGAGGCGATGCTGCGCGTGATGGCGAACCATTACGCCGCGGCAGAAGCGGGCTCGACGCAGTTCGAGGGGCTCAGCATCGAGCCTCCGCGGCTGGACTGGGATGCTCTGCCTCAGAGCGACTTGGCTGGCTCGGCAACCGCGATCTGGGCTGACGTGCTCGACATGGGCATGGCCTATGGGTACCGCAATGCGCAGACGACGGTCGTCGCCCCGACTGGCACGATCGGACTGCTGATGGATTGCGACACCACGGGCATCGAGCCTGACTTCGCTCTGGTGAAGTTCAAGAGGTTGGCCGGCGGCGGCTACTTCAAGATCATCAACCAGCAGGTCCCGGCGGCGCTCCGCAAGTTCGGCTACACCGAGGCGCAGATCGACTCGATCTCAAAGTACGCCATCGGCACAGGCGTGCTGCCGCCAAAGTTCGATCTGGCCCTCCGGGCTGCGTCGATCATCATCAATGAAGCCGAGGTCAAGTCGACCTTCGACATCCGCTTCCTCACGAAGTGGAAGGATCTCGGGTTCACCGACGCTGAGTTGGAGAAGGCCAACACGGAGGTGTGCGGAACGATGACGCTGGAAGGCGCTCCCGGTCTCAAGCCGGAGCACCAGGCCATCTTCGACTGCGCAAACCCGTGCGGCAAGCTCGGCAAGCGGTACATCGCGACCGAGGGTCACATCTTGATGATGGCGGCAGTGCAGCCGTTCATCTCTGGTGCGATCTCCAAGACCATCAACATGCCGAACAGCGCGACCGTTGAGGACGTGTCCAAGGCATACATGATGTCCTGGAAGCTCGGGCTGAAGGCCAACGCGATCTATCGCGATGGTTCGAAGCTGTCGCAGCCGCTCAACTCTGCCCTCGTCGACGACGAACCGGCTGGTGATGAACCGGTCGAGACGCCGAAGACGGTGGTCCAGGTGGTCGAGAAGCTGGTGCGCAAGCGGGAGAAGCTCCCGTCGAAGCGCGGCGGCTACACGCAGAAGGCAATCGTTGGTGGCCACAAGGTCTACCTGCGAACCGGCGAATATCCGGACGGTCGGCTGGGTGAAATCTTCATCGACATGCACAAGGAAGGCGCGTCCTTCCGGTCGATGATGAATGCCTTCGCCATCGCTGTGAGCCTCGGCTTGCAGTACGGCGTGCCGCTCGACGAGTTCGTCGACGCCTTCACGTTCTTCCGGTTCGAGCCCTCCGGGTTCGTCCAGGAGCACGACCGCATCCGGCAGGTGACGTCGATCATCGACTTCGTCTTCCGGGACATCGCGATCAGCTATCTCGATCGCGAAGACCTGGCCCATGTCACGCCCGAGGAGAGCAACCACACGGCGATGGGCACGGGAGTCGGGCAGCCGGCGACGGTGATCAACAACGTGGTGGTCACCAGCGGCGGTGTCGGTACCGAGACCAAGGTCGAGGTGCAGACGAAGGAAATCGCGGATGCAGCCCCCGACAAGCGGGCTGTCGCCAAGATGTCCGGCTTCACCGGAGACGAGTGCAGCGCCTGCCACAGCTTCACGATGGTGCGGAACGGCACCTGCTTGAAGTGCGAGACCTGCGGCGAGACCACGGGCTGCAGCTAACGAGATCACGGGCGGGGCTTCGGCCCCGTCCAACGAACCTTCATGCGTGACCATGCGCATGAATGCAAACCGTGCTGGCCGGCAGCCAGCAAACAAAGGAGAACCAGAATGAGCTTCCTCAAGAACTTTCTCGCCAAGGCCGAGAAGACCCTCGTCACCTACACGGGCGACAAGGTGTTCCTCGCGGGTGTCGCAGCAGCTGCTGCCAACGTGACCGCGGCTGACGGTTCGATCGACGACAAGGAGATCGATGCTGCCATCTCCGGCATGCAGGCGAACCCGATCGTCTCCGCCTCCTACACCGGCCCGCAGATCGAGGAGGCGCTCAACGTCGCCTTGACCCGCGCCAAGTCCCGCGCCGGCCGCATGGAGAACAAGCGCGCCATCGAGGCCCTCCAGACCCGCGACATCGCAGTGCGCCAGGACGTCTTCCTGATCGCTGCTGACACCGCCGACCAGGGCGGCATCGGCGCCGAGGAGAAGGTGGTCCTCGTCGAGATCGGCAAGCTGATCAACGTCGACGCCGACAAGCTGCTCGCGGCCTGATCGTCACACCAACACGGGCGGTCTTCGGGCCGCCCGCCCCTTTCCCAATTTGGAGTTTTCAATGGACAGCCTCTTCTGGGCCGCTCTGCTCGGCATCGTGTGGATCGACCTTCTCCTCTCTGGCGACAACGCAGTCGTCATCGCCCTCGTCAGCAACCAGCTTCCGGAGAACCAACGGAAGTGGGGCATCATCGGCGGCACCGCTGCTGCGGTCGGCCTCCGGGTCGTCATGTCGTTCTTCGCCGCGTTCCTCCTCGGCGTCCCTGCACTGAGCATCATCGGCGGACTCTTCCTGCTCTGGGTCGCAGCCAAGCTGCTCATGGGCGAAGACGATGAAGCCGGCCCGACCAAGAAGGTCATCAGCCTGGGTGCCGCGATCTGGACCATCTCAGTCGCCGACGCCAGCATGAGCCTCGACAACGTCATGGCCATCGCCGCTCTCTCGCACGGCTCAACCTTGCTGATGGCGCTCGGCGTCGTCCTGTCGATCCCGCTCGTGATCGCCGGCAGCGCAATCATCTCGGCGGTGATCGGACGCTTCCCGATCCTCACCTGGGCTGGCGCGGCTCTGCTGGGCTGGGTGGCTGGCGGCATCATCGCTGCTGACCCGTGGGCAACTCCGTACGCCAACCACTACCTGGCCTCGGCCGCCGGCACCGTGCTGGTGCTGCTGGTCGGCTGGGTCTGGCGGCTGCGTGCAGACTCCTCGGTCGCCGATGCGACTGCCTGACGCCTTCGATCTGAAGCTCGGCGCTGTAGCGGTGGTGTGGATCCTCTGCGCCTACGGCATCGCCCGCTGCATCGTCGGGCACTGACGACACGGCTGGGGCTTCGGCCCCGGCCACCTTCCCTGAACATCACTGGAGACCTACGCATGATCGACGGCGAAAGAAAACTCGCGACCATCAGACGGATCGCTGACATCAATCCGATCCCCGGCGCTGACGCCATCATCCGCCTGACGGTGGATGGCTGGGAGCTGGTGTCCGCCAAGGACAACGGCTTTCAGATCGGCGACCTGATCGTTTACTTCGAGATCGACTCGTTCCTCCCGGTCATCCCTGCATTCGAGTTCCTGCGCTCGCGCTGCTACAAGTCGACCGCCCATCTGGGTGAAGGCTTCCGACTGAAGACCATCAAGCTCCGCGGTCAGATCTCGCAGGGCCTGGCAATGCCGCTCGGCGAGTTCTTCGAACTCAATGAGCAGGACAACAACTGGTACACGCCGAACGGGGTTTGCCTGCAAGAAGGCGACGACGTTACCGACTACATCGGCGTCAAGAAGTGGGAAGCCGCCCCGGAGCGCGAGGGCAACAGCTTCGGCCCGACCAAGGCCCGCGGCACCTTCCCGTCGTTCCTGCGCAAGACCGATCAGGACCGTGTCCAGAACTGCTACGGCAAGGTCAAGAGCTGGGCGACCGTCTCGATCCAGAACGAAATCCTGGAGCTGCCGGAAGACGCTGCCATCCCCGATGGCGTCTACAAGATGGCCGATGGCCGCTACGTCCGGAAGACGGTCGTGGCGCTGAACGACAACGAGCTGCTGGAGCGCGGTCAGTTTGAGGCCACCCTGAAGCTCGATGGCTCGTCGATGACCATCTACAACTACGATGGCCAGTACGGCGTCTGCTCGCGCAATCTCGAACTGAAGCGCGATGCTGAAAACACGTTCTGGAAGACCGCGATCAACACTCGCATCCTGCCGGCGCTGGTCCACGGTGGCTACAACGTCGCGGTCCAGGGCGAGCTGATGGGTCCGAACATCCAGGGCAACCGCGAGAACCTGGCCGTCCATACGTTCTTCATCTTCGACGTGTTCGACATCGATCGTCAGGTCTACCTGGCGCCGGCCGAACGTCTCGAGTTTTTGGTGAAGTTGGCCAACGAGGGACTCATCGACCTGCAACACTTCAACCGGGTGCCGAACCTGGGCGTCGTGTCGCTCTCGGATTATCCGAGCGTGAAGGACTTCCTCGCCGCGGCCAACCGCCCCTCGATCTCGCACAAGATCGCCGAGGGCGTCGTCTACAAGTCGATGGTCGAAGGCGGCCCGACCTTCAAGGCGATCAACGACAACTACCTGCTGGCAGAAGCTGGCTGATGTTCGCGGCGGTCAAGAGGAACAAGCGCCTCTGGATCATCGACAAGGAAACGGATCAGGCGGTCTACACGCCGCCTGACTTCGTGCAGCTCCCGTCCAGAGAGCCAATGCACAAGTTGGCGTCCGACCTGACCGAGGCTGGGCGCCGAGATATCAATCTGATTGCTGCATTCGAAGCCGAGTTTAGCAAGCGCACAGGTTCAGATAGGGATAAATGATGCGGCCGAAATTGATACAATTCAACGACAAATACCTGATGCGAGGCCTTCATCGCGATGCCACGATGCTGCTGTCAGTTTGGGATTTCAATAACGCAGAACTGCACAACGCATTCGGCCGAACGATCGATGAAAGGACCGATACGGCAAAGCAATGTGGACTGGAGGTCGTAACTGGTCATTCACTCATGCGTTCGATCGGTCACTACTCCGATAGCATGCTGTTTATCGACGCATCCAAGCTCGATCGCGCCTACGAGTGCTTCGACCTGTACTCCCATAGGGCTCAGCGATCCTATCTCAAGCACGTCCTAAAACAGACTGTCGATGTCCTGCGCGATGGTGTCAAAATTCTCGCCTTCGACCAAAGAAGGTGGGTTCGGTACGTTAACGAGAGCGTTAACGATCAGGTTGATTGGGATAAACGACGCGAGGAGGTGGCAAGGCAGGCAAAAGCCTCTTTGCAGTCGATCGTCGAAGGCCGATTTCCATCGGATTGCGAGTTGGAAGTTGAGTTTTGGTTAGCCGGTCACGGTGTGGAGGCATCAAAGTCGATCTTCGACACGGACGCGCTGTTTATGAAGATAGGGCTCAACGAGCGCTCGTCAACTCTGGTCGTCTCCGACGACAGCTTCAGCTGTCAATTGGATAACGGCAGGTCTGTTAAGGTTCCTTTCTGCGCAATCACTGAAGCGACCCAGGTTAAAATAGGCATTGCCGAGAGTCCTCAGGATGCGAACAACGATCGAACTGAGAGTAACTTCAAGGCTGCTGTTGTAGCGAAGGCGCGGGCTGACCGAACCTACTACAGGTCCAAGATGCTTTACAAAAAGGCAAGCAATCTCCTGAGCCTGCTCCCTCCGGATCTGCAAACCAAGGTGCCGGAGGCAGCGAAACAGCTCAATGCCGAGCTGAGAGATAATTAGATTCCATGTTCACCGAACTCGAAATTGTGGAGCGGTGCCTGTCGCTGTTCTCGAAGCCCGGAAGGTGGACCCAGAAGACGTGCGCACGGGATGGGCTTGGTAAGCCCTGTCCCGTGTTCAGCGACGAGGCCCGAGCCTTCGACATCGAGGGAGCCATCCGGCGAGCCGCTGGCAAAGAAGATCGAGGCGCGTATGCGCGCTTCGTCAAGCTGATCAAGAGTCAGCTCGCAAAGCATCCGTTCGACTGGAACGACGTGTCGGGTCGCAACCAGCGAGATGTCGTCCGGATGTTTCAAGACCTCGCCGACGAACTGCGTTTTAAGGAGACGACGTGAGCATCGTTAACACCAACATCGACACCAAGGCGCCGATCAGAGCTGAAGAGCTGATCCGCGGCTTCGACCTCTATCAGGAGCAGTCCATCAAGACGATCGCCTATGGCGACGACATGAAGCTCTGGTACCCGGCGCTGGGCCTCGGCGAGGCCGGCGAAGTCCAGAACAAGGTTAAGAAGGTCTTCC